GAACTTGACTTGGATGAAGAATGAAAGAGAACATTGACTATCAACTGATTCCAACACCAGAAGAAATGGGTGACGGTTGGGACGTTCGGTTGCTGACCGGATATTATCCTGAAACCGTCATTCGTTACGGTGTTGTCAAAATCGACGGTAGAGAAAAACAAATAACGTTTGATTATAAAATTATTTACTCACCAGATCCAGACGTTGAAGAGTCAGATGAACTTTTAGAAAATCAAGTAAATGAAGTTTTGCAGGATATTATAAAAGTCGGCATTGACAATGGATATGTTGAGTTTAAAGATCTAGAGAGACAATGAATATAGAATTAGAAAAAACTATTCTGCGTAACATTCTAACCCAAGAAGATTTTATGCGGAAGGTTCTTCCTTTCGTCCATAAAAAATATTTCGAGGGTGTGTATCGTGAGTTGTTCGACCAAGTTACCAAGTTTGTAACCAAGTACAACAAGCTACCCACACTCGAAGCGTTCAAGATCGAACTCGATGAAGTTACGACGATGAACGAAGAAATGTATACGCACGCTCTTGATATCCTTCCCGATATCTTCACACCCAAAGATGAAGATGCCGAGTGGTTGTTGGAAACTACAGAGAAGTGGTGTCAAGATCGTGCAGTGTATAACGCCATTATGGAATCGATTCAGATCATTGATGGCAAACATCAGCAATTGACTAAAAATGCAATTCCTGATGTGTTACAAAAGGCACTGGCGGTTTGCTTTGACACTAATGTAGGACATGATTATCTAGAAAATGTAGAAGAGCGATACGACTTTTATCATGAGCAAGAGGAGAGGATTCCGTTCGACTTGGAATACTTTAATGAAATCACCAAAGGTGGACTCCCCAATAAGACTCTGAACATCGCACTGGCTGGTACAGGCGTGGGTAAAAGTCTTTTTATGTGTCATAGCGCCGCCAACTGCCTTTCTCAAGGACGTAATGTTTTGTATATCACGATGGAGATGGCTGAGGAACGAATCGCAGAAAGAATCGATGCGAATCTGTTGAATGTTCCAATTGATCAACTCGATCATCTATCAAAACCTATGTTCTTGGATAGAGTGTCCAGTATACGGGAAAAGACCGATGGTAAACTAATCATCAAAGAATATCCTACTGGTCAGGCACACACTGGACATTTTCGTGCTCTGATGAATGAACTTCGTTTAAAGAAATCGTTTAAACCAGAAATTGTATTCATAGATTACCTAAATATATGTGCGTCATCTAGAATGAAAGGAATGGGAGGTGCCATCAATTCTTATTCTTACATCAAGTCAATAGCAGAAGAGATTCGTGGTCTTGCTGTGGAGTTTAATGTACCAATCGTTTCTGCAACACAAACGACTCGTTCGGGTTATGCAAACTCAGATCCGGGCCTCGAAGATACTTCAGAATCGTTTGGTCTACCAGCAACCGCTGATCTAATGTTCGCTCTTGTCACGAGTGAAGAAATGGAAAGTCTCAATCAGATTATGGTGAAACAATTAAAGAATCGTTACAACGATCCCAACCATAACAAAAGATTCGTAATAGGGGTTGACAGAAGTAAAATGAAATTGTATGATGTAGAACAGTCAGAACAAAATTTGACAGATGACACCCAACAGGATAATGGCCCTGTGTTCGATAATTCGAATGTCGGTCAACGGTTAAAAGGATTAAGAATTCAATGAGTGTTCTTGAAAAACTATTTGACGATTGTAATTGTGATAAGGGTACTAAAGGATACGGCAGTAAAGGTCATCAATACTGGCGCGTTTATGAAAAGTTCTTTGAACCTGTTAGACACGAACCAATTAATCTACTTGAGATTGGTATTTGGAAAGCAAAAAGTTTTAATGCCTATGTCGACTACTTCACACAAGCTGAAATTTACGGTATAGATCTTTTTGAAAGGATTCCACTTACAGCGCCAAAATACAAACACCTTTTGGAAAATCCAAAAGTGCATCTAATGGAAAAGGACAGTACTGTAGACGATCCTTTGTGGGGCCCGGATGTAAAGTTTGATCTTATTATAGATGATGGTGATCATTCGCCAGGAGCACAACTCAAGACATTCCGAGCGCATTGGGACAAATTAAAAGTGGGTGGTACATATTTCATAGAAGATGTTTTGCCAATGCATAAACTAAATGAATCGGAACGAAACAAACTGTCACTCTTGAAACTGAACCAGAAAACTGACTATGATGAATTTTATGAGGAAATGAAAAAACACAAAGCTTCAGGTTGGGATCTAAGACCTTATTCGGGTAAAAAGGATAGTTTTATTTTTCAAATCACAAAAACATAGTAGGAGAAACGATATGGTAAATTTATCACCTATGGAACTAACACTAATATTTTTGGGATGTATGTTTGGGGCACATTATTGGGGAAGAGTTACCGGAGCGCAAAAGGCGTTTGAATCACACTGGCAATTTATGGCAAATTCGTTTTGTACCGATAACGAAACTCTCTCCGCTGAATACCTTGATGAAACTAAATCATATAGTATAACGGTTACTGATCGTGAAGGTCAGACAAGGAAAATTGTTTAATGTGGCGAAAACTTTCTTTTGTAAGTGCAGTTACTTTAGGATTTGTTTTTTTGATTTGGATTATGGATGATGAACAAAAGGATGAAGTGGCAGTCGTTGAAGAAACAGTCACCGAAATATCAACCGAACAAGTTCCAATCTTACTCGAACCAATTGGCCCGCCGATTGAAGAGGAGCATCTTTTGGATGAACGTTATTGCTTATCTCTCAATATCTATCATGAGTCTCGGGGCGATAGTTTTGCTGGACAAGCTGCTGTGGCAGATGTGGTAATGAATCGTGTTGAAGACGATTATTATCCTGATACCGTTTGTGAGGTTGTGAAACAAACTGTTTGGGTAGAGAACTGGAAAGGTAATCTGGTACCCAAACGACATATGTGTCAATTCTCATGGTTCTGTGATGGTGTGAGTGATGACCCAGGCGATCCAGATGCTTGGGCAGAATCATATATGATGGCAGAAGAAGTTTTTGATAAAGGAAATTGGAGAGGGATAACTGAGGGTGCAACTCATTATCACTCTCTTCAAGTGAGACCCAAGTGGGTCAAAGATCGTGGTATGGAGTACACGGGAACAATTGGACAACATGAGTTTTATAGATGGGAAAGACGATGAACTACAAATTTAATGAAGACCGATTAATCAAGGAGTTGATGGATTATGTCGACAAAACATACGACCAACATTATGCGACGGATAAGTACCAGGCTACTGATGTCATTATCGATTCTGGTCACGGTACTGGTTTTTGCTTGGGCAACGTCATCAAATATGCAAAGCGATACGGCAGGAAAGGCGACTCCGGAGAAGCAAGAAAAGATCTGATGAAGATCTTACACTATGCTTTAATTCAATTATATATTCACGACGAAGAAAATCTGACTGAAAATGAAATTGTTAAAAGACAGATGGATCTAGATTTACCCAATCCCATATTAACTGATCTGGTTGATTGGGATCACTACGGCGGGAGTCGATCACTCAACGATGCTACGCCCGATGAGTGGGACAAGGCAACTAAAAAAAGTTGGGCTACTAATCCCAACGGTGTTCTTTCTAAAGGGGTTAACAGCGGAAAACTATGAAATTAACCCATAGAATGTCAGATGCTTCTGCAATGGCGATGACTAAATTTTTTCGTTTCTTTGCAGATACATTCTTTGCGAAACGTTATGGTCATCGTGCTGTAGTTCTTGAGACTATTGCGGGTGTGCCGGGAATGGTTGCAGGTATGTTAATTCACCTTCGCAGTCTAAGACACTTTCAACAGGGGAATGGTACGATGATACACGAACTGTTGGCAGAGGCCGAAAACGAACGCAAACACCTGATGTTCTTCATTGAATTAGTGCATCCCAATTGGTTTGAACGTGCACTAGTCATTGTTGCTCAGGCTATATTCTGGCATTTCTATTTGATTATGTACATACTGTTCCCAAGCACATCTCACAAGATGATTGCTTATTTCGAGGAAGAGGCAGTACGTAGTTATACCGAATATCTTGAGTTGATTGAATCGGGTGTACTAGACAACCCACCAGCGCCACAGATAGCAATCGATTACTATTCCCTTAAAAAGACGGCACGTTTATCAGATATGATCAAATGTATCCGTTCTGACGAATCAAAACACAGTGAGGCTAATCATCGATTTTCTGATAAATATCTCTAAAAATAGAGGTATTATAAATGCACGAATACAGATGTAAAGTTGTAAAGGTTGTTGATGGGGATACAGTTGATGTCGACATCGATCTAGGTTTTGGAATTTGGTTAAAAGACGAGCGTGTTCGAATTATGGGCATTGACACACCAGAATCAAGAACTAGAGATAAAGTTGAAAAGGTGTTTGGGCTTGCTGCCAAGTCTCGTTTGAAAGAACTTCTTGGTAAAGATTGTGTTCTCAAAACACAAGTAGCAAAGAACGGTGAAGATATGAAAGGCAAGTTCGGTCGTATTCTTGGTGACTTCACTGTGTATGATTCCGTCAAAGATTGTTGGAGATTTGTTACTGAAATTATGATTGATGAGGGGCACTGCGTTCCTTACTTTGGTGGTAGTAAAGAAGAAGTGCAGGCCCAACATATGGAAAATCGACGCCGACTCATTGAAGGTGGCGTTGTTGATATGACTTTGGAGAAAGCTGGACTTTAATAATGCAACTTGATAAAGCGAACTTTAAGTTCGCAATACTTGATACAATTGCCGCAACGCCCATAAACCTCGCATTAAACTTTTTGCTTATCAGCATTGGTATGCATTTGGGTATGAACGCGACTGAACTGACATTATTCATAACATCGATTTTATTTGTATTTGCAGTAATCAGAAAATATATTCTGAGAATGTACATCGATAAAAACGAGCATAGATATGAATCTTAATATTATACACAGAAAGGATAGTTTTATGATAAACAAAGGAGAACATCTCCCTCACGTAATTTTTCGTACAAGGGTGCGGGATGAGTCTGTAGAAGGGCCCAATCCCTACCGTTGGCAGGACAGAACAACCGACGAATACTTTGCGGGTAAACGTGTTGTGTTGTTTAGTTTGCCAGGCGCATTTACACCAACGTGTTCAACCTATCAATTGCCTGGTTATGAGAAACTTTTTCCAGAATTTCAAGAAGCTGGTATTGATGCCATTTACTGTATGTCGGTAAATGATTCGTTCGTGATGAATGCTTGGGCAAAAGATCAGAACCTACAGAACGTCGAAGTTATTCCAGACGGGTCTGGTCTATTCACACAAGGTGTTGGCGCTTTAGTGAGCAAAGATAATTTGGGATTCGGTCAGCGATCTTGGCGTTATGCAATGGTGGTCAATGACGGTGTGGTTGAAGCGGTTTTTCCAGAAAAGAATCAAGAAGATAATGC